ACTAAACAGGTACGCAATATACGGCGGCTTGGGCGGCGATACAAAATGATTATACGCCACCGGGAGGCCAGTTGTTTTTAGCAGCGCGAACAGTGTCGCCTCATCCACGTTTTATCGCCTCCTCTACCTCGGCCATGAACTCTTTTATAACCATTTCCTCAGCCGGTCCAATGTGCGGTTTACCCTCAACCCGACCGCCGCCTACTTTCGCATGGCCGTGCTCCAAGAGATGTGTCAGCCGATAGTGTTTTTTATTGTGGATTATTTGTTTATTTGGCTGAGCAACTTCCTTTTCAGTCTTTATAGCCCAGCTTTTCGCATATTTACCGTATCGTTTAGGTGATGTACTTTTGAGCTGCTTGACTGCCGACTTACCGACTCTCGCGCTGCTGATATTGACTTTTTCCACGACCTCCTGAGAGTATTCGGCTAGGCCTTTTGCTATCTCGGCGGCCAGCTGGTCTATGCTTATGTTAGCCATCAGCGGACACCTTCTCGCATACTAGTTCCATCATTTCGCTTTTTGATGGGTTGTTATAAGCCCGTATCAGCTTGTACTTAACCCCATCGGCTTCAATTTTAGTCTGACCACTATATTCATTCGCCCAAATGATAAAAGTCTTTTCAGGCTTTAATCCGGTTACGGCCGCATTATAAAACTCGGACTGCCTGACTCCGATTTCTTCGGCCCATACCTCGGTTACAGTTTCCACCGGCACCTGATTGCCAATTTCGTCTTCGGTATAGCCGATTGATATTAACTTGATTTTAAGACTCTGCAATATAATCACCCGCCAGTGATAAGGCCTGCATCAGGCCAGTGTAGGCTTTGCAATACTGTTCACCCTTACCCATGTAGTCCTGCTGCCAGCGACAGTAGAGTTTGACCGCTTTAATAATAAGGGGCTGAGACTGATCACTTGTATCAATCCCAGCCCTTTGTAAGTCCATCAAAGCGGCGTCTATGTCATCCTGCAAATCGGTATCAAGAGCAGTACCTGATATTCTCAGGTTGGCTTTTACTGCTTCTAGCATTTACACCAGCTCCTCTTAAACG